CGCCTGCCCGGCGAGCTTCTCTCCTTAGCCCGGAGAGATTTACCTAGGCTTAGTTTGGCACCCACTACCTATTTGGGTAGTGGAGAAAGCGAACATCAGTCCCGGCCCTTGGGATAAAGCAAGACATTGCGTTCTTTAAACGCTGTCTTGTCCCGTGGGTAGGCTGGCCCAGCGACCGTCAGAAACCTTCCTCTTCGAGGAGTACGAAGTTGGTTACCCAGTTCCACGGTGAACACCTATACCTCGGCAAAAGTGTAAGCAGTACGCTTCGCGTACCACTGAACTTCCGAGAGGGGAGGTGCCCGCGAGGGAAAGCGGTTTAGATACCGTGCCTCCAGAAGATGCATAAAGAGATGGTGAAAACAAGAACGACATTCTGTTTTGTCATCTTAGTGCATCCGCTGTTGTCTTGCCTAAGGAACATCTGGAGAAAACAAAGAATCTCCAGCGTGTTCCTAGGAATCATGGATTTCCAAGACTACATGCGCGACGTCGCCGCACATCGTGGTTCTTTACATGCTGCAAAGCATGGCAAGGAACTATACCAGCGCGCTAAATGCTGGGTATGTCGGTGCCAAGTACCACCACTGACAGTGATGTGGTACAAGACCTCCGTCTCCGGCGTTCTCCCACGGCGGCTTTACCGCCTTGATAGGTTGCTCCGGAAGAAGTCCCTCTTTTGTAAGATCCTCGCTCTCACGATCTTACAGCTTTATCGGACCATATCGCACCCTGCCAAACCATCATATAAGGCAGCTTTAACGCCTTATACTGGATACTTTAACTCTCTGCCTAGCATGAGCATGTGCTTATATAGGCTCTCTTCGCGGTATGGACTTGCGTCTCTGAAACCGAAGGTTCCAGATGACTTTCTTTTCCCTTGGTTAGCGTCAAGTGGCGTCCACTCGTGCCCCAATATTCTTGGGGCCGCTGGAGATGCCCATTTGCTGCTCTCTGAGAAGTACTCTCAGCTCTTTTCCCACCTTCGAGTGTTCGTCGAACGTCTCAAAGGTCGTAATTACCTTAAGGAGTTCGAGCGTTTGCTCGGACTCTCTGATATCGTGTACCGTCATGCGGAGACAGATCTCCGCTATACGGACGTGGTAGCAAGGTACCTCTTCCTGTCGGAAGGGGGGGGGAAAGTGCGTGCTGTTACGCCTGTTAACTACTTTGTCCAGGCTGTTATGAAGCCGTTCCATGATTATTTCATGGAGCTTCTTCGTCGCATCCCTATGGACTGTTCATTCAACGAGGCTAAGGGCCTAGAGCGTATCCGCGCGTGGTCGGCGGAGGGGATGATCCTTTCTTCTGTAGATCTTAGTGAGGCAACTGATCGTGCTCCACGTAAGTGGATGCGAACCGTTGTAGCTTATTTCCTAGGCGACCGCGTAGCGGACGCTTGGGAAGGGGTTATGGCGATCCCGATTCGATTCGGTAAGACACATTGTAGTGAACGCAGCTTTGCGTGCGGCGCCCCAATGGGCATTTACGGCCTATGGCCCGTTTTCGCTCTCTTTCACCATGTGGTGATACAGCTTGCGGCTCTTCGAGCCGGTCTGCC